GAATATGATGGAAATGAATATACTAGCACACTTTTTAATAATAATTATAGCACTTATATAAACAACGTATTTACTTCAAATAGAAGACTTGTTAAAGTAAATGCTGTTTTACCACAAAGAATATTTCATAATTTACAATTAAATGACTTAATACAAATTAGGCAACAGAACTATCAAATTAATTCTATTACAACTAATCTAACAAATGGTAAAAGTCAATTAGAATTATTAAATGTCGGTACACCTTATTACAGGTCTTTAGAAAATATTACATATCAAGGAACAGGTGGTGGAACTTTATATTATAATTATTCTATTGGTGTAGCAACTAGCTTATCAGTTGGTGATACAATGTTTACTAATTCAAAATTAACAAATCTTGCTACATCAGGATCATATATACAATCAGGTTCAGCTACTAATAACACATTTTGTGATAATGGTTGTTTTATGACAATGATATTAAATACTTCAGGAATAATAACATCAATAACTTGTGGCTGTCCTTAAAATAAAATTATGATAAAAAACATATTAGACTTATTAAAAATTGTAAGTGGTGAAACTGAAAACATTAGAATTGCACAAGGTAAATATAAATTAGCTGAATCTTTTTCTGAGGGTGTTAAACAAACAAAAAATAAAATAAAATGGCAACAAAATTAGAAGTAGAATTTGAGTTAAAATATAAAGAAGCAGTAAAAAACTTAAATGAATTTCAAAAAGAATTTTCTAAGTTAGAAACAGAAGTTGTAAAAGCTAATGAAAAAACTGCTGATGCTTTAAAAAAAGTAGAAAAAAATGCTGAAGATGGTTCTAAAGGAATAAAAAAAGTAAGTGCATCTATAGGTAGTATTGCTAAAGTAACTGGTGTTGTGTTTATTTTACAAAAGGCATTTGAATTTATTTCAGAAGCAGTAAAAGAAAACCAAGTAGTAATGGATTCTTTAAATGTTGCTTTTGATACTGCACAAATAATATTTAATCAAGTAGCAGATGCAATATTTAGTAACTCTGAAAATTTTGATGCTTTAGGTAGAATAATGTCTAACCTTTTAACAATTGCTTTAACACCTATTAAGGCAGCATTTCAAGCTATTAAAGGTGTAATATTAGGTGCACAATTAGCTTGGGAACAATCATTTTTTGGTGATGGTGATGAAACAAAAATTGCAGAATTAAAATCAGGTTTAGCAGAAGTTGGTCAAGAATTTATAAATATAGGTACAGATGTAGCTGATGCAGCAGGTAATATAGTAAATGATTTTGGTGAAGCAGTAGGTGAAATATCTAACATTGCTGCAATAACAGCAGAAGCAGTTAGTTCTGAAAATATAAAAGCTGCATCTGAAGTTGCAAAAACTAACATTCAACTTAAAAAGTCAGCAGAAATTGCAGCAGCAGAATCTAGGGGTTTAATAGAACAATATGACAGACAAGCAGAACAACAAAGACAAATTAGAGATGAAGAAAGAAATAGTATTGAAGATAGAATAAAAGCTAACAACGAATTAAAAAAAGTTTTAGAGTTACAAGAAAAACAAATGTTAGCTAATGCCGATACTGTGTTAAAAGCAGCAGAAGCACAATTTGAATTAACAGGCAAAGATGAAGATTACATTGCATTATTAGATGCCAGAAATGAAAAGCTAGGAGTTCTTGCACAAATAGAAGGATTTAGATCAGAACAAAAATCTAATGATTTAGCACTAGACAAAGAACAAATTGAATTAATTAATTCTAAAATAGAAAGTGAAAGTAAATTATCTATAGAACAAAAAAGATTTAATGCAGAGCAAATACAAGATGAATTATTAAGATTAGAAGCATTAAAAGAAATAGATTTATTAGAAGCAGAACAAGAATCTGTTAGGCTTCAAGCTATAGTAGATAATGCAGCAGCAGGAACACAAGCTAAAATTGATGCACAAATAGCTTTAGATGAATTTTCGGAACAATCCAGACAAACTAATTTAACTAGAGATACAGAAATATTAAAAGCTGAAGAAGCATTAGACAAACAAAAAATAGCAGATAAAAAAGCTGTAGTAGATGCTATATCACAATTTGCAGATGCAGAATCTGGAATTGGTCAAGCCTTATTAATTATAAAACAAGGTTTAGCATTGAAAGAAACTATAATGGATTTAAAAAGAATTACATTTAAAGGAGTTGAAGCAATAGGATCAGCAGCAGTTTCTACATCACAAAACGTAGCAGAAAGTTCTAAGATTGGTTTTCCACAAAACCTTATTACTATTGCTAGTGCTATAGCACAAGGTGTAGGTATTATACGTTCTGTTAAAAAAGCAGTTTCTAAAACTAAAGCTAAAGCAGGAGCAGCATCTGCATCTGTTCCTAGTATTCCAACACCAACAGCACCTTCATTACCACCTGCATTTAATATAGTAGGTTCTAGCGAAACAAATCAACTAGCTGATGCAATAGGTGGTCAATCACAACAACCAATACAAGCATTTGTAGTTGCTAGTGAAGTAACTTCAGCACAAGCATTAGAAAGAAACACAATTGAAGGAGCAACAATAGGATAAACACAAAATTTAATTTTTAATACGTTATATAATTATGAGAATAGTAGAATTAATACTAGATGAAGAACAAGAAGATAGTGGGATTGATGCAATATCAATTGTAGAAAGTCCTGCAATAGAATCTGATTTTGTTGCTTTAAACAATCAAGAAATAAAACTTGCAGAAGTTGATAAAGAAAAAAAAATATTATTAGGTGCTTTATTGATACCTAATAAACCAATTTTTAGAAATGGGGATGAAGGAGATTACTACATCTTTTTTTCTAAAGAAACTATAGTTAAGGCATCACAGATGTATCTTAAAAATGGTTATCAAAATAACTCAACACTAGAACACAAAGACACATTAAAAGGTCTTACACTTGTTGAATCTTGGATAGTTGAGGACAAAGTAAATGACAAATCCAGAAAGTATGGTTTAGATGTACCAGTAGGTACTTGGATGGGTGCAGTAAAAGTAAATAACGATGAAATATGGAACGAGTATGTTAAATCAGGTAAAGTTAAAGGTTTTTCTATTGAAGGCTACTTTGCAGACAAAATGGAATCTCCTAAAGAAAAGATTAAAGAAGATATGTCAGAAGAAAAATTAGCAGAACAATTACTAGGTAAAATAGAAAACATTGTAAAAGGTGAAAAAGTAGAATTAAAAAACATTTCTGTTATTAATCAAAAAATTTCAAATTTAAAAACTGTAGAATCTAAAGCAGACAAAGCAGTATCAAGATTTGAAAAAGCTATATCAGTAGCAAGTAAAGAATTTGATGTTTTGTTAAAATTTAGAAATGAAATTTACAATGAAACTTATAGGGAAGCACCTGCTGAAATAAATGATTTTAAAAAATCTGCAAAAGAATTAGGTTTAAATCCAGATAGTATATCAGAAATAAAAGAATTAGAAAAAATATTAAATACTAGTCGTGAAGTTATAAAATTAATTGATAGTTATAAAAGACCACAAAATTAAATAAATATATAAAATGAAAACACCAAACGAATTAAATAAAATCTATAATAGATTACCTAAAGACAAAACTGAATTAGCTAAAGTTGAATTAGGAATAGTCGATGATTTAGGTAAAGCAATGTCTAAACTAGAAAAATCTGTTGTTTCTGATAAAGAATTTGAAAAATCAATTACTGAATTTAATAAAAAACAAAACGCACTAGTAAAGGAAATTCAAAAAATGGAATCTGCTAAAGATAAACTAGAAGAAAAAGGTCAAAAAATGCTTAATCAAAATAATGATATATTTGATAGAGTTGATGGTCTTTTAGATAAAGCAAAAAATGCAGCCAAAGAATTAGGTGTAAAACCTGAATCTATTACTAATTATAAAAAAGCAGAAAGTTTAATTAATAAACTAGTAATAGCTAATATAACTAGAGATTTACAAGACAATGGATATTTCTAATAAATGAGAAACACTAGAAACAATAAAACATTTATAGCTAGTAGAACATCACCAACAAGCAATACTAGAGCCTGTTTATGTTGGGAAACAAGTACATATTCCAGAGAATGTTGTGATGGCTCTATTCACGCACAAGGAATAGGTGTAATTACAAGAACATAGAGTGAAAATGCAAAAAATAAATTAATAATCGTTATATATATAATATGAAATCAACCGAAATGATCAATCAAATTAAAACACTTCTAAACATCGAGGTTAAACTTGAAGAAATGAAGTTAGAAAATGGTACTATAGTTAGTGCTGAATCCTTTGAAAAAGGTAAAGAACTTTTTATCGTTACAGATGATGAAAAAGTAGCAATGCCAGTTGGCGAATATCTTTTAGAAGATGGCAGATTAGTAGTTGTAGAAGAAGAAGGAATGATTGCAGATGTTAGAGAAGTATCTGATGAAGTTCCTGCTAAAGAATCTGAAGAAGGTGAAGAAATAACTGAAGATCTTAAAGAAGAAGAAGGATATGCTGAAGAAGATGATATGATGCGTGATATGATGGGTAGAATCCAAAACTTAGAGGATGCTATTGCAGACCTTAAAGGTGATAAAGAAAACAAAATGGATGAAGAAGAAATGTCTATTGATTCTAAACCATTAAAATCAAGAACTGTTAAAGAAGAATTTTCTGAAGCAGCAGTAAAGCCTATCAAACACAACCCAGAATCTGGGAACAAAAAAAGAAATCAAGTGCAATTTGCTAAAGGTAAATTCAATACAACACTAGATAGAGTATTAAATAAATTAAATAAATAATATAAAAAAATGAGCACATTCAACTATTTATCAAATGATGTAGAACGCAATCAAGTTTCACAAAAAACATTATCTGCATCAGTTTCTGTACCTGGACAAGATGCAGGTATTGATCATAATATTGCAACAGATGCATTAGTAATAAGTTTACCAAAAATCCATTCAGAAAATTTAGGAATGACTTTCTTATTTAGAAACTCAGGAGCAGATGGAAATAACATTATAACATTAAGTCCTCATTCAACTGATGGGTTTAATGGTAGTATTGCTAATGCTTCAGCAGATTCAGTAGCTAGTGGTGTTGTAAATAAAGATTGGATTAACACAAAAGCAACAGCAAACAAAGGTGATTATGTTGTAATTAGAGCAGTAGCATTAACACAATGGTATATAATCGGTGGTGTTGGAATCTGGGCATCTGAATCATAATAAATTAATATAATAAAAAAAAGAAAAATGAGTAATCTAAAAAATGTACAACTTGCAACTGCAACTAATATAACTACTACTTATGCAGGGGAATTTGCAGGTGAATATATTGCAGCAGCACTTCTATCAGCTTCAACTATTGATGATGGTGGATTAACAGTAAAAGCTAACATTAGCTTCAAAGAAGTAATCAAAAAATTAGCAACAGGATCTTTAGTATCTCCTGCTTCTTGTGATTTCGTTCCAAATTCATCAGTAACACTTACTGAAAGAATTATCCAACCAGTTGAACTACAAGTTAACTTACAATTATGTAAGTATGACTTCGTAAACGATTGGGAATCTCAACAAATGGGTTATGGATTAGGACAATCTTTACCACCTAAGTTTTCTGACTTTATGATTGCTCACGTAGCAGCAGAAGTAGCACAAAACACAGAATTTTGTATCTGGCAAGGTGATACAGCAGCAGCTTCTAACAATTCTTTTGATGGATTTGAAAAATTAATTG